GTACAATGATGTAATGACAATTAAAACATGGCAAGCAAGATCAGAGAAAAACATCACATTAAAACAATTAGAGAAGTTGTCCGGTATCAGCAAGACCACACTCAATGATATTGAGAACGGAAAGCTGTCACCAACTCTGTATCAATTAGAATGTATCGCAAAGGCTCTTGATGTAAAAATCACGGATCTTTTTGAAAGCGAATATAAATAAATCATAACATCTATTATTTATAAAATCAGTAAATCTGTGTAGATTTCCGCAATCACGGAAATCGTGTCGCCAGTTATTGTAATTCATAAAAAATATGATATGTTGAAACAAAGGGGGCGGGGCGATGGACAAAACAAAAGAGGAAATTATTAAAATGGTAAATACAATGGATAATGAGACATATCTTAATTATATTTATACACTTTTGAAAACTCTTTTGAAAAACGAGGACTAGGAATGATGCCTAGTCCTTATTTTTATCATCAACTCCGGCAAGCTCTTTTGCCTTACGCTCTAAGAACTCCCATTCTTCAACAGTTAAGTTTGCCAACATGGAGACAAAACGGTTTTTAAATGAATCACTTTCTTCATTTAATAGAAGCTTTGTCAGTCTGGCAAGATCTGTATTACGATCTACTGGAAGAAACATATCGCCTGCTCCGGTACGGAGCCATTCCTCATTAACATTAAATTCTCGACAGATAGAGTGAATAACAGCAGCACTAGGCGCATTATCACCAGTTTCATATTTAGCCACTGTATTACGCTTGCTGCCAATTCGATCAGCGAAATCCTGTTGAGTAAGATCCAAGGCTTTTCTTAATTTTCTTAAACGACCATTCATTAAGCACTCCTCCTTTCTACTTCATTATATGCACGCGCAAATCAAAATGTCAATAAAAAATGTGATTTAAGAACAAAATGTGATTTAAGAACAAAAAAACTATTGACAAATGTGATTAAAGGAACTATGATTGTCCTATAAGAACAAGAAAACAAACAGAAAGGAGTACATCATGTCAGAAAAAGAGAAGCAGATTTTAGAAACATTTGGAGAACTGATTCCTAAGTTATCAGAGAGCAATAAGAATTATCTGCTTGGACTTGGAGAAGGTATGGCGATTGCCAGCCAGAGCAGAGATGAAAAGGAAAAAACGTTGCAGGTGCAGCAGTAAGGAGAAAAATAAGAATGGTGCAGTTGGAAAGAGAAATAGCAAATGAAATTGCAGATGATGTTTTCAGAAAATTACAATCTGCAATGCAGTATCCGGAATTTGGAATAGGCGGTGTTCCTGTAGAGGTAGCAGCAAAAGTATTTGGAAAAGGCAAGCCGTATGTGATTGAAGGAATAGAATCAGGAAGACTTCCAATAGGAACTGTAGCAAGAGAAAAAGTGAAAGGAAATGTATATATTTCACCAAAATTGTTATGGGAATATACCGGATATGTATGGAAAGGGGAAAAAGCATGCGAGATGTGATCGGTTACGCAGGTCTGATTGCTTTTATAGTATGCGGAAGCTGTGGACTGATTATAAGCGCACAGATCGGATTATTGATGTTTTACTGGGGATTCAAGCCTAGGTTCAGAGAATATGAGGTGAGAGCTGATGAAGAATAAACTTTTAAAGGAATATAGAACGTGGTTCGACATCTTTAAGTCTCAGTTAATACAGAACGCAGATAGACAGAAGAATGCCACGTATCCGAAGATCCGGCAGGCAATTCTCGCGGAGGATGCGGAGAGATATGAGCAGCAGTTAACGGGAATGTTACATCTTATCCGTGGATTAGAACTATTGACGGAGCAGGAGTACGAAAAGCTCAGCAAAGAAGTAAGTGAAGAATTTGACACAAAGAAACTATTTAACTTTGGATCTTATAGAAGGACAGAGGTGTATGAATGCTGACAATAAATGAGACAGTGGACAAGCTGTATAAACAACCGGAAAGATTTGAGCAGTGCATGGATGCAGGAGATTACTGCCGGGCAAAGTGGTGTTTTATCAACACAGTGTTCGTATCCAGCTTTATCGAATTGGACCAGGAAGCAGAGAACAGACTGCTTGGGATGTTTGAGGAAGAAAAAGTAAGAAAAGCGTTTGGAGGAAAGAAAGCAGATGTTGACGGATACAGACCTAGTTAAAAAGCTGAAGCTTCAGGCGGACATATTTGGACATCATTTCAGACGGAAAGAGTACATACAAGCCTACATGACACGTGAGATCGCAGGCACGGTAGCCTTGTTTATCGAAGCACCGGAAGAGCTTAGGACAGAGTTGTTTGGCGACAGGCAGCCGGATGAACCGATAGAAGGACTGTTCAACGAAGAAAAATATATTAAAGCAGGATTTGAGTGCATCAGGAGAGGCTTTGACATGCAGCGCATGACGTATGAGGATGTCATGGCAGTGGTAAAAAGAAAAAGCGATTAAGAAACGGCCATTTCTTAATCGCAGGAGTTTTGTTTTCACGCATAAACTCTGTAATTATATTACCACAAAAAGCCTGAAAATGCAAGGAAAACGGGGATTTTCACCCGGTCTATTTAACAATATAAGTATATTAAACTTAGAAACATTTAGAGGTAGACATGTATTGGAAGGACACATATGAGTTTTTAAACAGCAATGACATTGAGTATAAATGGGAGGGAAAATACGGAGCGAAGGGAGAGAAGAGACAGAAAAAGAAGAAAGCCACCCCGGAGCAGATGAAAAGGCAGAACCAGTGGAAAAAAGAACGGGAAGTGTGGAGAAAGATCAGGTGGAATTTTTTTGAAGGGGATCTCTGGACAACCCTGACATTTCCAGAAGGAACGAGGATGTCATTGCAGGAGATAAGAAAAATACTGAGTAATTTCTGGCGGAACATGAGAAGGGCATACAAGAAAAGGGGGAAGCAGTTACGGTGGATCGCACGAATCGAGATAGGGAAGTATGGAGGCATACATATCCACATTGTGGTGAATAAGATACGTGGCGAGCCGACAACAGATGAGCTGATACAGAAGTACTGGAAGAAATATGGATATGTGAATTTCACACCACTATATGAAGATGGAGATTTCAGACGTCTGGCAAATTATATTGTCAAACCGCTTCCGGATGAAAGCGAGGAAGGATACGAGCAGTTATCATTATTTACACCAGAAGAAAAAAAGGAATGTTCCACATATTCGTGTTCAAAAAATCTGATCACAAAAGAACCGGAGAGAAAGAAGTATTACAGGTGGACGGTCAGAAAGATCATAGAAAATGGTCCTGAACCTACACCGGGATATTATATAGATCCGGAAAGCGTAGTATGTGGCGTTAATAAATACACTGGCTTATCTTATCTGAGATATACAGAGATCAGGATAAAACCATTATCAAGGAGTGACAGCGGATGAAAGAAGTGAGCATTTACATAGTGACCGGGATCAAGGGCAGATGGCAGCAGGACGGACATATAGGATATGCGCTGGAATATTACAAAGAAAACAGCAAGTACCCGGCGGTAATCAAGGAAGTTGTACCGGTGCAACAGCAAAATGAGAACCGTTCGACACTGGAAGCCCTGATCATGGCACTACACCGGATGCGGGAAAAATGTATACTGACCGTCTACACGGAATCCAAGTACCTCTACAACGGATATGAGGATGCAGAGTATGTAAAACGCTGGAAACAGAACGACTGGACGAGGTCGGACGGTCACAAGATAAAAAACCGGGATAAGTGGCAGGAACTGGACAGGCTCATGCAGGGAAATCTGGTCAGAATTTTGTTAAACCAAAGAAACGCTTATACCGAGAGTTTACGGGAAGAAATCAAAATGAAGGAGAGATAAATTATGGCATTATTTGAAAGATTTGGAGAATTTGACTCTGCGGAAGAATTGAACATGACAGCAGAGGGATTAAAGGAAGAGGGAGACCTTGAAAGCCTTAAGGTGCTGGCAGTGGAGAATGGTCTGAGTGAGTATGATGCAGAGGATTATGCAGCAGGAGACGTGGAAGAACTGGCGAGCAAGCAGATGGCAGCAATCGGAAAACTGAAGGTTGAAAGTGAAGAATTAAAGATTGCAGGCATCATGGAAGACTGGAAAGATACTGTGGCAGAAGAATGTGTAGAAAATGAAGCTTTATGTGCAGCAGTCAGAAAAAAGGATAAAAGTTTAAAAGAATGCATGGCGAAGCTGATACAGTTTGCTTTCGAGAACAAGGTACAGGTAAATGATGAAATCATTAAGATTACAAAAGTAAATCATAATGGAAAGCTGGAAAATTTCAGAGGTCCGCTTTACCTTGGCATACCAAACAGGGCACAGGTAAGAGATATAGCCAGAAAATATTACTTAGGAGAATAAAAAGATGCTTGCTTATAAAGGATTTCATAGTGATCTCACCTGCACAATGGGAAAAGGAACATTCCAGTATAAGCAGGGAGTGAAGTATACAGAAGAAAGTGCACACTGCGGACGGGACGGATTCCACGCAACAGATAACCCGCTGGGAGTATTGAGTTATTATGATAAGCCGGATGACCGTTATTTTCTGGTAGAACTTGGAGGAAACATTGACGAGGATGGTGTCAACAGCAGGATATCAGCACCGGAGATCACTCTGTTGAGAGAGATATCAAAAACAGAGATGTACACGAGAGGACTTATCTGGATGTCGCAGCATCCAAAAGCAGAAGATGATTCAGTTGTAAGAAAAAACAATGGAAATGCGGCAGGGACAGGTCATGTGCTCGTAAGAGGAAAACACCCAAAGGCAAAGGGAAAGAAGGGCGATATGCTTTACATTGCCAAAGAAGACAGCAATGGAGAGATAACAGACGCCGGAGTATTTGAGGTGGGAACGGACGGAATTGAAGAAAATGTATTTTATGGCGTAGATGGGAAGGTGGCAGAATGAATAAAAAAGAACTGGAAAAGCTCCGGACACTGAACGCGACAAAGAGCATGATAGATGCATTGAAAATGCCGGGCGAAAAGAAAGATTGGTCTAAAAAAGTACATGAATACAAGTACTGGCTGGCTGCAAGATGCCAGCAGTTAGACGGAATATTAAAAGTCTCAATCTGCACCAGGGAGGATATTGAGAAGAATATCTTAAAACCTAAATGGGATATTTTCATCAATTATGAGGGAGAAGGCTATATCACAAGAGAGAGACAGGAAGACGGAACGTATAAGTGGCGCACAGCGATGATCGATAATCTGGAAGAAGGCTACTGGTATAACAGAAAATACGATACATACATGTATTTTAATGCTGGAGGCATATATACGATAAAAAAACTGCTTAAAACCAAGCATGCAGGAAGCGCCGGGATTATGGAATGGCAGCAGAGTTGTAAAAGAAGACGGGAAGATAAGAGGATAAATGAGCAGATAGATAAGTGGGATGAAGTAATGAAACCGATAGGAGAACCACCGAAAGGTTTTAGAGACTGGTATCGGCACAACGGATTTGATGGAAGCAATTTTATCTACTATAAGGGTGCAGGGGTAAAGACGGGATACTGTACATCATGTCTGAAGACAGTGCCACTTAAAATAATGCCAAAACACAATATGCAGGGAAAATGCCAGGTATGCCATAAGCTTGTAACTTATATCTCACGCGCAAGAAAAAGAAACGACATAAGAACGAGAGGCAAAGCGTTTACCTGCATCCAGCGGTATAAAGATGGACTTATCCAGCGCAGGTTTGTAGCAGGGCGAAGGGATGTAAAAGACACTAAAAATGTAAATGAGTGTAAATTCTGGGAAATAGAGACACACAGACAGATTGTACGGGAAAACGAAATCAAAACCTATGAATACGGAGAGTATAAGAGACGGAGAACATGCTGGTATGCGATAAATATAGATTTTATACCAACAGATGATACGAGAATATATACAAGAAATATTTCGAGTGTTTTCAAAACTTCAAAGTCATCATATCCGATTGCAGTAAAAAGTGGATGTTCAGAGGATGTAGGGCGTTATCTGGTGATGGAGAAAAAGAGACCGCTGATAGAAATGTGCATGAAAGCAGGACTTACAGAGCTTGGAAAATATATATTGAGCGACTGGGCGTACAAAGAAACACAGAAAAATGAAAATGCACATGAACTTGGAAAGATGCTCTGCATTGATAAGGGGAGGTTAAAAAGACTAAAGGATATAAATGGGGACGGAAAGATTTTAAAGTGGCTGCAGGAAGAAAAGAGAAATAACACCATATACCAGGATGAGGACATCAGGACCTTATGCGAGGCAGACATCTACCCGGAAGACACAAAACGCAAAAATCCTTTTCAATATCTGTCAATACACAAAGTCTGCAACTATCTGAGAAAACAGCAGGAGTACAGAAGATCACTTGGAAGAAAAGAGAATATGCATTATCTGTGGAGTGACTGGTGCGATTATGTGGACATGATGCAGAAAATGAAAATGGACTGCACGGTAGAACTGCTTTTAAAACCGAAAGACCTCACAGTGGCACACAATGAACTGGTGGCGAGGATATCACTTAAGGATTCAGCAAAAGAGATCCGGGAAAAGGAAAAGAAATTCAAAAATGCCAAGAGCCTGGTAGAATCCGGAGAACTTACAAAATATGAATACAGTGAAGGCAGGTACTGTATCGTTGCTCCAAAAAGTATCAAGGACATTTACGAGGAAGGAATTGTATTAAAGCACTGTATTCACACATGTGATATTTATTTTCAGAGAATGGATATCAGGGAAACATACCTGCTGTTCCTGAGAAGGGCAGCAAGACCGGATGTACCGTGGTACACGCTGGAGATTGAGCCGGGAGGAAATATAAGACAGAAAAAGTCAGTGCTGAATGAGGCATATAAAGATCTTGATGATGCACTTCCGTTTTTGAGAAAGTGGCAGCAGTGGGTAAAGAAAAATCTATCGGCAGAAGATAAAAAACTGGCAGAAAAGAGCGACAAGGCAAGAAAAGATGGATATAAGCAGTTAAGAGAAGAAAAGAAGCTGATCTGGCATGGAAGATTACAGGGAACCTTGCTGGTGGATGCACTGGAAAATGATTTTATGGAGGCAATGTGATGAACGAAGTGATCGAATACAGAAATTATGCAGAATACAAGCAGGAGCTTGACACAGAGTTAAAAAAGACCGCGGAGGGATTTGTCCGTATCGGATATCTGTTAAAAGTGGCGCGCGATACCAGAATTTTAGCGGAATCCGGCTATCAGAATGTCGTAGAATTTGCAAAGGCAGAATACGGGATCGATAAGACGCAGGTATCCAGATTCATGAACATCAATGATAAGTTCTCCGAGGGCGGATACGCACCGGAACTCAAAGCAGAATATCAGGGATTTGGATATGCCAAATTATCGATCATGCTGTCGCTGCCGGATGAAGTAAACGAGGTACTGACACCGGATCTGAGCAAGTCAGAGATCCAGCAGCTTAAAGAAGACGTGGACGAGGAAAAAAAGACCACAGATATTGAGGTCATGCTGGAAGAAAAGGACAGTGTGCAGCAGGCACTTGACACAAACCTTGAAAAAGCTGTGTATCAGCTTGGAAAGGATGCACCAGAAATCTATGAAAAGCTGTGGACTTCTAGTCTCGAGAATGGGGAGACAGGAAAACATTTCATTGAGAACCTCATACCGAATGAAAAAGCAGTCTACACGGTCCGTATTCCGGGAGCAGGTGCACACATGCTTGCAATCACAGAAAACAGTGATGAAGTGAAGCTTTTGAACCTGCGTGATGCGAGCCGGAACGAGGTATATAGCAAAGAGGATATTGAAAAAGCATTTGGGAAGATCAGCCATGCAGCAGGAACATGGAGAGAATCCTGGGAAAAGGAATATGGTGAAAAATTACCGGAAGAAAAGCAAGTTGCACCGGTACAACCGAAATCAGCACCTAGAAAAGAGAGCAAAGTTATCTCAACGATCAAAAAGAAGGATGATGTGCAGCAGGCAGCAGAACCACCGAAAGAGCAGACACTTCATGATATTGATCCGGAGATTCCAAAGCCGGATCCGAAGAATACAGAGGAAAATGTAACAGAATCCGTTATAAATGACAACGAAACTAACAAAAATGTTGTAAATTTACCGGAAAACGTTTCAAAACCGGAAGAAAGCGTATCAGAACAGGGAGAAAACGTACCAGAGGAGCAGATACCGGGACAGGACGACATCATGAACCACCCGGAATATTTGCCGGAAAAGAAAACAGACAAGCAGATCATTGAGGATGCCAAGAGAACGGTTGAAGCTATCCGCTTAACCCTAAATGACTGGGAATATACGATACCACAGGGAATGCTGGCTGCCATATTAGATCGTGTTGAATATTTAAAAGACACATTACAGGAACTGGTCAAAGGAGATGCCGATGAGGATGATGTTTAGGATCAGGCTTTTCATCTGGTCCGTATGGATGCGGATGCCAAAGCCATGGTTAAAGAGAAAATACCAGAAAGAGATCGAGCGGATGCAGCAGGCGGTGAAGAGATGAAAAAGAAAAAGAACAAGATTAATTACAATTTCACAAAAGAAACCTGTTACCGGATCGCAGAGAGGGACGGTAACAAATGTATTTTCTGTAAGCTTGGTTACCACATGGATAAATGCAGATCAGAAATGCTCTTAGGGATACCGGACATCATGCATTACATAAATAAGAGCCAGGGCGGTCTCGGAGTAGAGAAAAACGGCGTACTCGGATGCAGGTTTCACCACGGACTGCTGGATAATGGCAACCTCGGACTTCGGCCGGAGATGTTAGAAATCATGAAAGAACACCTTATGCAGCAGTATCTGGACTGGAATGAGGACGAGCTTGTTTATAAAAAATGGAATTTTCCAACTTTTGATTAATATATCACAGTAACCAGTTGATTTAGGAGCTTCCGGAAACATACCTGCTGTTTCCGGAGGAAAGGAGAAATATGAAAAGCATTAAGAGATATAAGCGCAGGCTTGCAGCAGCACAGGAAGATATTAAAAAATTACTCAGCGGAGAATATGGCATTGCATGCGAATTTTGTATGCATGAGGCAGATATGAGCACTCCGTGTACGAAAGGAGATAAGGAGTGGTGTAGACAACATGCGTGTTGGAAAGGTGGCAGCAGGATTGTAGAAACTTTTGATGTGAGCTATTTCCATAATGGAAACAACTCAGATGTTTAAAAATTTAATGAATTGATGGAGGTGCGAGGATGACAGAGAAAGAGGCAATTGAAAAATGCAAATTTTTGAATGATGCTTTAAATTTTCAGAGAGTAGAGTCTGACGAATGCAGCTGTGCTTTACAAATGGCAATTGCAGCACTTGAAGAAATACAGAAGTATCACGCAATCGGAACAGTGGAAGAATGCCGTTGCGCAATGAATAAGCAGTTAAATTAGAATTTACAGGAGGAAATGGAATGTTGGTATTGCCTATAAAAAAGAAATGGTTCTATATGATTCTTACAGGCGAAAAAAGAGAGGAATATAGAGATGTCAAGCCATATTACACGACACGATTGAACAAGATATTTAACATGGTTGACGATATTCCATTGGATTATGCAGAAGCACAGGTGCGATTCACGAATGGATATGGTTATAAAGTTCCTGCATTTATTGCGGACTGTCACTTGGAAAAGAGAACTGGAAGAAAAGAATGGGGTGCTGAACCTGATAAAGAATACTATGTTTTAGTAATCGAAAGAATCAGATGGAAGAGCATGGACAATTTAGGTGGATATTTAGCTGCCTAAACTGAAAGAGGGGTATGAAATGTCACGATGCATAACATATCAATCCGGTGGATTCACAAATTACGGAATCAGCTATCGGAAATACAGTCAGGAAGAATTGGAGGAAAGGAAAACTATGTGCACAATGGAATGGAAAGAGGTTGAACCAGAACAAAGTGATTGGGAAAATAAACTGAGTTATTTCCAAAATGGAAACAGCTGAAAATTAGAATTTAAGCGAGGTAGTAATGAGAATAGGACTGATAGATGTTGATAATCACCACTTTCCAAGCTTACCACTCATGAAGCTGTCAGCGTGGCATAAACAGCAGGGCGATACGGTAGAATGGTATGATCCGTTGACTGCGTGGATAAATCCGCCGGACAAGGTATATATGAGCAAAGTATTTACCTTTACACCGGACTATCAGCATCCGGTATGTGGTGGGGAGATAATAAGAGGTGGCACTGGATACCATTATCCTGACGGCGGCAATCAGTTGCCAGCAGAGATTGAGCATATTTACCCGGATTATAGCCTTTACCCGGAGCTGTGCAAAGATACTGCTTACGGATTTCTGACAAGAGGATGCCCACGTGGATGCGACTTCTGCATTGTGGGAAAGAAAGAGGGCAGATGTGCAGTAAAGGTTGCGGATTTGTCGGAATTTTGGAATGGTCAGAAAAATATCGTTCTACTTGATCCGAATATGTTCGCCTGTCGGAACTGGAAAGAACTGAGCCAACAGCTCATTGACAGCGGTGCGTGGGTGGATTTTTCACAGGGTTGCGATATTCGTATCATGACCGAAGAAAAAGCGAAATACATCCGGCAAATGAAGATTAAGCAGATACATTTCGCATGGGACCGGTATGAAGATAAAGATAAGATTGTTCCGCAATTTGAGATGTTTAAGCAGCTTACCGGATGGGATCATCGAAAAATGACTGTATATGTCCTTTGCGGATTTAATACTACCATAGAGCAGGATCTTGATAGAATATACACTTTACGAGATTTAGGATACAGCCCATATGTGATGATCTACGATAAATATAAACTTAGGCAAGGAGATACACTTAAAAAATTGCAGCGATGGGTGAATTCGAGATTTGCCTTTGCAGCTGTGAAAAGATTTGAAGATTATAAATAACCAAAAATAAGTATTTAGGTTGGAAAAAGTATGAAAGATATCCCGTATGAATTTGACAGACCATTATTAAGAGCTGAAAAGGGAGATATTGTAGAAATATCTGTTACACATTTTATCGAAAGTATAGTTAGGGATAAAGACATTAAAAAGTATGGGCATATTCCTAATGGCATATATTGCGCTACAATTGTAGAACCTTATAAATTAAAATGCGAGGAATATCCTGAACTAAGTGGCTGTTACAATTACTGGCGAGGCGATAAAAGAGGCTGCTCTGATGGTATTTATGCCAATGAAATTGGCAAGAGCAAGAAAATATTAAATAACTAAACTTAGAATTTTGTGGAGGTGCCGTATGCAAAAATATAAATGTATTAAAGAGTTTTATTTACCAAAATACGATGAAAATGAATGTCCTACAGATGAATATGCGACAATTCATGAGGGTAGCGTGTATGAGTATACAGATGGATATGTTGGCGAATCTGATATACGCCTTTACTTGGAAAACGGTGATGATGACTTCGGTTATATTGATATTACTTATAAAACATTGGAAGAGTATTTTAAGAGAATTGTATAAATTAAACTGAACTTTAATCAAGAAAGGAATGAAAAATATGGGAAATAAATATACGGTAATAGGCAATTTCAGCCAACCTCATAAGGATTGTGAGGGCGAGACATTGACGGACTTATCCTTTGATGAAGTCATGAAAATTGAAAGTGAATGGAAAAAGGAGAAAAAATACAAAGAAGTTTTCCATTTCAAACAAGACTAAGCTGAACTTTAACTAATAAAAACCAAGGGAGGAAAAACCAAAATGAAAGAAACATTAAAAAAAGACATTGCAGAACTGAAAAGACGCTTCAAACCGGAATTATGCACAATAGACCGCATAGCAGGTGCATATGTGGATGCAGGAAAGAACAAGATAGCAACCTTCAATGAAAACTTTATGAATCTGGACGACACAGAGCTGCACAAGTATCTTGACATCATTAAAAGCATTTACTCAAAAAACATTGGAGAAAACATTTTAACATTAGAATTTAATCCAGCAGATAATGGGCAGCAGGATTTTTTACAACGTATCGTATTTTCACACATGAAGGATGAAGAACTGGTAGAAGAATGGATTGACAGTATTATTTACGAATATGACTATGTAGGAAACTATCTGATCTTATTATTCCATGATGTATATGATGTCATGACAAGAACATCAGATAATGCAGAATTAGATGAATCTGAAGAAGTGTACGAATACATCCAATGTATCATCTGCCCGGTATCTCTCGAAAGAGGCGGTTTGGAATACAATGAGCAGGAAAACCGTATTGCACCGATCGTCCGCGACTGGATCGTAGGAAAACCGGATACAGCCTTTATTTATCCGGCATTTGAAGACAGAAGTGCAAACCGGGATCATGTCACATTTTACACGAAAGATACGTTGTATCCACACAGAGAGTTCATGACGGAAGTATTAGGATGTCTGGAAGAAAATACATATACACAGGTTTTAGACTGGCTGGATGGCGTGATAGATACTCTTTCAGACAGCACAGAAAAGAAAGAAAAAACCTTGCAGGCGATCAGCGCAGTTGTAAACAACAAGGACATTGCAGTACTCGGACAGGAAACGATCATGACAAAAGAGATGCTAAGCGAGATATTGCAGCAGTCGGGCATATTAGAGAACGAAAACAGACACATTGTAAACAGTTTTGAAAGGAGGTTCAAAGGCAGATACCCGACATTACAGGCGTTTTTAGACAAAAAACGTCTCGAACAGTATTTTGCAGTGCAGAAAAAACAGAAGATAAAAACATTATTAGCGAGGGCATCACGTGAACTGCTCGCACACGGACCATCAGAGACGGCGGACGAGATCGAGAGAGTTATTGAAAACATGAGATAAGAAGGAGAGATAAAACAATGGAAAATAAGATTATTGCAGTGGATTTTGACGGAACATTATGTGAGAACAGATACCCAGAAATTGGAAAACCTAACGAGAAAGTTATTAATTATTTGATTAAGAGACAGAAAGAAGGAGACAAACTGATACTTTGGACGTGTCGATGCGGTTATCTGTTGAGGGCAGCAGTTGACTGGTGTAAAGATCATGGTATTACATTTGATGCCATAAACAATAACCTGCGTGGCACTATTGAATGGGCGCATGGTTCTGATAGCCGAAAAGTTTATGCAGATGAATATATCGATGATAAAAATGTTCCAGTAGACGCTTGCAGAGAAAAAACAGACATGGAGTTATGGGCTGAAAAAGAAATTTTACTAGCAAGCAAATATAAGTGTGAATGTGAAGATGAACATGGCTATATTGTAGAACGTGGTTATGAAGGTATGACTGAATATTTAGAAACCGCTATGAAAATGTTTAGAAATATTCCTGAAGGATATGAACCATTAGATGGTGGTATGGAACTAACAAGAGACATTTTGAATCAACTTATGAATGGAAAACCACTTACGCCTATCGAAGATACGAAAGATGTATGGGTGAGTGTTGATATCAAGAATGGTAGTAAGATTTTTCAATGCAGGCGAATGAAATCCTTATTTAAGGAGATAAAGGAAGATGGCAGTGTAATATACAATGATGAGACACGTTATCATGCAATTTGGATTAACCACGAATATCTTGGATGGTTTCATGAGAAAGTGGTTGATAAGGTTATGAATGAGCTGTATCCAATCACTATGCCGTATATGCCATCTAACATAGGATATAGAGTTTATGTAGAAATTTTTAAATCAGATTACAAGAGTGAAAGCATTGATACTATAGGTATAATTTATGCTATTACACCTGATAACAAAAGAAAAAGTATTAATAGATATTTTTCAATAAAAAAAAGAAGGTATATTGAGATTTCACAAAAAGAATATGTCAGTAGAAAAAGAAATCATGAATATTTAGAACGAGAGCTGGACAGAACAAAGAAAGGTAATGAGAATGTATGACAAAACAGCGG